GATGTTCAGCGGCTCGAAGCGCAGCTCCGGGCATGCGCCGACGGAACGGTAATGCCCAGCGTCCCAGCGGCTGCCGGTAATGAGGTCGCTGTCGTTCGGTGTGGAGTCGCAGCTGATGCACGGCAGGTGGGCGTCACGCAGGCGTACGTATTCGTTTACTGCGGCCTGGGCTTCGCGCAGGTGATCCGCCCGCGACTTCAGTTTCTCCTTGCGGACCTTGATCTCGGCGCGCTCGATGTCGGCCAGGGCCTTACGCGCCTTCGGCTCATGCCGTGGCGCGTCGATCATTGCGCAGGCCCGACTGCACACCGCCTGGCCCATGCGCGAAGGGACGAATGAGGCCCTGCACGTAGCAACGCGGCATTTCTTCGGCTTGGCCGGCTTCCGTTCGATGGTCATACAAGGAACTCCCGAGTCTCACACTGCTTTCCGGTCCTGCGGATGAATTCCTTGCGCTTGGAAACTGCCATCAGATAGCACTGCTGGCAGGACGCATCCGGTGCAGCTTGCCAAATGGCCTTAGCTCTGCGGACAACGTAATTCCCGCACTGACAACGGCATGACCACCGCCCCTTCCCCTGACCAATCCATCCAGACACAACCAATCGACCGAATCTTCTACCGACGAGGTTTTCCATGCCTTCGGGCAATTCCTTTATGGAGATAGGCAGGGATGAGCAAACCTCGGTCTCAAGCCCTCGATATTCGAATGACTCACCACGCGAAACCACTCTTGCCGCCAAGGAGTTCACTGGGCGCTCATGTCCACTTTTCATGCAGCCTCCTGGCTAAGCAGGTCAGAGAAGTACACGCCCTGCGGTGCAAAGCGCGCGACGATGCGGTCGGTGTAGGCGATGCCCTGGGCTCGATTGAACAGGCTGGTCACCGGGAAGCCGTCAGGGCCGAAAAGCTTGCACTCCCCCATCATGTCCATCTTGGTTTCGTATGGCAGGTGGCGCATCACCCGGTACCACTCAGCTTGGAAGCCGGAATCCTCGTTCAGTAGGATTTGAACGCCGATGTGCAACTTGCAGTACTTGCGCGCCTCTGCCGGATCGCCCAACTGGGTCATCTCGGCGATCCGCTTGTACATCGCGAACCACAGGCGGTTCTGGTCGAGCGTGCGGTCCTTGCCGGGGCGAAGGCTCACCACTACGAAGTGCTTGTCCTCGAACATCTTGGACATGCGGGTGATGGCCTCGGTGAGCATGGAGCGGCAGTTGACGCTGATCTTGTCGGTCACGGCCGAACCCCCTTGATCGAAGCAAAGTCGAAGTCCGGCAGGTCACTCACCCCGTTGAGGTAATCAACCATCACCTTCACGTCGCTTTCGTCGCATGCGCCGGGTTGCGCCTGCCAGCAGTAGAACGGGTCAGTGTTCGGCATGGCGCCGTAGCACATGATCCCGTAGCGGCTGTACATGCCGTCCTGCACAATTCCAACCCGAGCTTTGCCCTTGTCGAAGTACACGATGTAGTGGTTGATCCCCTCGGAGCGAACCAGCTTCGGACTTTTCCGATTGTTGCGCTTGATCCACTTTTCAACTTCGGTGAGCTGGTTCATGACTGCTCTCCCTTGCCCATGGCGGCGCGATACCCGGAAACCTCGGCCATGTCGCGGTCGTATTCGCGACGTGTCACAGGGTGCATGTCTTCCGGCAGCTGGCCGCCGAACTTCTGAAGCATTTCGGCGTGCAGGGAGTCTGCGCACGCGGTCAAAGCCTTGCGCAGAGTTTCTACCTGCTCCATCGCGTAAGGGATGCACTGCCCGTGAACTGGGCACTCGAACATATTCAACAGGCGATCACGGTCAGCAATGAGCTTGTCGTCCAGCGCGACTTCTTCACGCAGCGCCTCGTTCTCGGCCTTGAGCTGATCCATCAGGCTGAAGTCTGGCTTTTGGCCGAGAGGAGGCTTCCACAGCTCTCCGCCATTGTCCCTGTAGCCAAGGCGCTCAAGAGTTTTGACTGCCGACTGCAGGCGCGCGTTCTCGGCGATCAGGGCCAGGACTGTTTCGGGGTCAACCTCTTCGTGGAACTGCTGGAGCGCACGCATCTCCTCCGCTTCGTCAGCGAACTTGATGGTGTCCTGGGCGGCGTATTCGGCAGCCTTCTGGAGGTCCGTGTAGTCGGTCATGTCCGTTGCTCCGTGGTCTTCTTGCCGAACTTGGCCAGCAGCAGTGCGCGGGCTGACTTGCCGTCGGCCGGGATTCCTTGCTGGAGGATTCGCGCTTGGGTCTGTTGGTCAGCCAGTTCGTTGGCCAGTTCGAATTCGGTCTTCTGGCTGTCGTGGCCGATGCCGGTGAGGATCTTGCCGTCCAGCGGCTGGCCTTCCTGGGCGCGGCGGATCACCACGGCGTAGTTGTGATCGAATCGCTGGCGCAGGCCCTTGTCTTCCTGCTTGGCTGAGCGCAGGTCGAACAAGCCGGTGGCAATGGCTGCGATCTTCACCGCTTCGTGGCTGTACGTGGTCATTAGCGCCTCGATCCAGGCGTCACCAACGGATGGCATGCCGAAGTCTTCAGGGCCTGGCACGCACATAGCGATGAACTCACCGACGCTCGGTGCGAACGGCTTCTTGAGCTTGCGGCACTTCTGGATACCGAACTCGATCTGCTCCAGGGTGCGGATGCCCTCGTCGGCGAACTCCTTGATCCATTCCGCCTTGGCGGCGTCGAGCGCTTCGGTGGATGGCCAGGCCTGGCGCCATGCTGGGAAGATCCCGCGCAGCCGGCGGAACAGGTCGTTCACCACTTCTGCCGTCTGCGGCGTCACCTGGAGAGGCTGGCGAGGCTCCACAGCGGGCAGGTTGCCCATGGTCGCCATCAGTTGGTTGGCTGGCTTCATGGGGCCACCACAAGCCCTTCGGCCCAGGCGTTGCTGTCGAAGTCGGGCTCACTGCTCGGGCGCCGCGCCGGGAATTGGCGAACGTTACTGGCGGATGCCTCGTCGCGCTTCACCCACTTGACCAGCAGGCTCACCCAGGCAGCCTGAGTCTCGCAGCGACCCGATGCGGAGTAGTGGCAGACGAAAGCAGCTGTAGCCTCTGGGGTGAACCGGCCAACAGGGATAGCCATGCGCAGGGCGTAGGCCTTCAGCAGCTTCTGATCAGGCACCCATTCAAGGGTCATCTCGGTCGGTGACTTTGGGTCGGTGGAATTTTCCTGCTCCGCGCCTAGAGTGTTGTGTTGATCTTCTCCTATTCCCTTCCCTTCCCTTCCGGGGTCGAATGGTTGGCGACTAGTCGGCGACTCTTCGACGAATTGTCGGCGACCGATCTCCGACCGATCGTCGAATTCAGATGGTGGTGAGGGGTATTTGAAGTTTTTCTTCTCGATCTTCTGGTGCTTCCAGCCACAGACGTGAAGGTAATCTTTGCCCTCGGCCCGGTAGCTTAGGGTCAGATTGGCGCCCTCCAGCTCACCGAGAAGCTCACTTACCTCCTCGACGGTGATGTCGTCACCAGGGAACACCAGGGCCTTGATGGTCCGCGGCGACAGCGGGTGGTTGCCCCCGTCATCGCAGAAGTTCCAGATGCCGATGAACAGCAGGCGAGCCAGGGGGCGGCAGGACATGACCTGTTCGCTCGACCAGAACTCGGGCTTGACGGTGCGTATGCGAGCCATCACGCGGCCCCCTTGAATGCTTTGTCGTGAGTGAACAGGCCGTCCCAGGTCTTCTTCATTGGCAGCTCACCGGCCAGGTACAGGTCGTACAGGCGGGCAGCACCCTTCTTCAGCAGGATCGGCGTGTAGGAGATGAATGGGTCTTTGCCGTGCGGAGTGACTTCGTGCTGGTGCTCGGTCATGTACTTGTCGCGGGCGTAAGAGCCAACACGGTGACGGGTACCGGACTTGCTCTCGTTGTAGAGCCAGCTGCGCGATTCCAGGTAATTTCCCACCTGCATGACGTTGACCCCATTGAGGCCCTTGCAGAATTGGGTGTGGGTCATGCCTTCCTTGAAGAGGTTCTCTAGGGAATGGATCTTGGTTGCTTGAGCCTGCACCTCAACGCTCAAACGAAGGCGAGCCTGTTCAGCCGCCTGCTTCTGCTCTACCTCGTCCGCCCATGCGCGGGCAGCCGCTGCCGGATTTGAGAAGTCAGGCAGGGTTGCAATGACACGGCCACCTTCCAGTTCTCGCCAGCGCTTGATAACGGCCATGCGCATTGCCGCGCTGTAACCGGTGAGAAGGCAGTCGGTATGCTCCCGGTCGAGCAAATACTCCGTCTGCTGGCGGTTCATCGTGTCCAAATAGATCCGTCCAAAAATGGACGCATCTTCTTCGAGCTCGCCAAGCATCTTTTCTACGTCGCGCTTAACGTGCTGATGTTGCTTGCCGGTCAATTCGGCGATTTCCCGAGATGACATTGTCCGCGCCACGTTTTCAGATTGCGAAAAACGTGGCGCGGATGTGTTGGTATTGACGACTGATTGGGGAATAGGCATTATTCGCTCCAGACATTAGTTGTATGTGCTGCACAAGAAGCCAGGCCGCGAACCTGGCTTTTTTGTGCCTGCGATTTGTAACTACGATTCAATCGATTCACTGCTACCTCCTTTTTCGGCCCCATCGAGGCCCTTTTTGTGTTCAACCAGTGAAAGCAGAGGCGCCTTGCGCTTCATCTGCTCCATCTGGGCCTGGATCGCGAGTGATCTACCTGCTTGCAGGTACTCTTTCGCCGCGCGTTCAAGGCTCCATCCGAGCTCGACACTTAACTGTCTAACCTCGTCCTGAGCCCCTTCTTCCAGGAGGTCGAAGGTTCTTTCAGGCATAGGTCCTCCATAGGGCTCTTAAGCTGATTTATCCTGTGCACAGGCATTCATCTCTCTGATCAGTTGGGCAGCACCTAAGCGGCGCGCAATCATTGAAAGTTCGTGGATGTAAGTGGCGAGCTGCATCCCCGCCTGTTTTGCCTCCATGCGCAGGTAGCGCAAGTCTTCTGGCGTGAAACGCGCCTTGATCACAGCGCTGCGCTTATGGGATGGATCGTCATATGCCATTGGTGAGGCTCCTAGGTTGTTCGAAATGGTTAAGCGGCGGATTTCTTTGGGTGCGCCTCGGCAAGAAGCCAGGCGGGTTCGAACGGCTTGCCATTGGCGGCAGCCAGTTCTGCAATTTTCTTGGCGTATTGGGTTTCGCCGGTGTACTCGGTGCGCGGCAAGGCGTCGGCAACAAGCCATTTGTAGATAGCGCGCGGGGTCTTCCCGCAGGCCAACGCCACGGACGGAACACCACCAGCATCATCAATCGATTTCTTGAGCGGCCGCATAAGGCCTCCGAGTTAAATATGAACTTACGGTACATCTTATGTCGGAACTGAAAGTACATGCAAGCGCGTGAGAACATGAACCCATGGTTCAAATAGAAGAAATTCGAAATTCGTTCGTAGCGCGCTTAAAGCAATCCCTGTCTGAGGCTGGGATTCCAGAGTGGGGGGCGGGTGTTCGCCTAGCAAAAATGGCAAAGGTGACTCCAAAGGCCTGTAGCAAGTGGCTCAACGGAGAATCAATGCCTGGGGGCGCTAAGATGCTCGCCTTGGCCACGGCGCTTAACGTAAGGGTTGAGTGGTTGGAATACGGCCGCGGCGAAATGCGCGAGTCGCCTGTCGCTGTCGCTGATGAAGGGCGCACTCCCCCGCGCAGCTTCGATTTACAGGAAGAGCCTGGTTACACCGGCGTGCTTCAGCTGACCGCGCGCGGATCAACCGGCGACGGCGACGACAACCCACACGTCGAGATCCGCGGCGTAATGGCGTTCAAGACTTCCTGGCTGCGGGCAAACAACCTCAACCAGAAGCACCTGGACGTGATCTACGCAAACGGGCACAGCATGGAGCCGACGATCAACGACGGCGATGTGCTGCTGATTGATGAGTCGAAAATCGAACCGAAAGACGGCCAGATATTCGCCATGCAGAGCGAGTCCAAGGGCACGATCGTGAAGCGCCTGGTGAAGTCTGATTTCGAAGGCTGGATCATCCGCAGCGACAACCCAGACAAGGCTCGATATGGCGATGAGACGCTACGTGATGGGGAGATAAACGAGGTTCGTATTATTGGGCGCGTCGTGTGGCGCGGCGGGATGCTCTAGTTATCCAATTCTGTATTTGCATAAGCATGAAAGGAATCAATTGTGTCTGACGAATTCGATTCGGATGATGAGATATCTGACCGTGTAAGGCGTCTAAAAGCCTATAGGTTGGAAGACTTCTCAGCCCATCTTAGAAAAAAAGGCTTCGATCGCCCGTGCGATGCTTGCGGAGCCCATCACTGGGCAACGCCAGGCAACGAAGAAGGGAAGCCCACGATGCTAAGGATGGACATCGCTAATCCTGGTGAAGGTGTGCAGTTGTACATAACAAGGATATGCCAAAGCTGCGCTAACACTAAATTTTACAACGTTGGCTGGCTGCTATCAGATTATCTGGGAAAGGGTGTTGAGGATGAGTGACAAGGAACGGCTCTCGAATATCGCCAGTTTTCCTGAAATTCCATCTGGTCGAAAAAAGACTGACAGGGGTGGTGGAGGCGACCATACTGGTGGTGAGCCACCAGGAGGTGAACTGATGGAAGCCCGAGTAATAGCCCTTGAGAAAGCGTCCCAGGAAATCCGGGAGAAGCTCATTCGGGTTGAGACTAAGCTGGAGGGCATTGAATCTAATATGGCGACAAAAGCTGAGATTGCCGGTATTGGTACGATTATCGCCGAGCTAAAAACCTCTGTTGCTGAAAGCATGGTAGTACAGACACGCTGGCTGATTGGAGCGTGTCTTGCCTTGGCCGCCCTCGCATTTACTGCTGCTAAATACGTTCACTAATACACCTCCAATAACAAAGAAGCCCGGCCCAGTGCCGGGCTTCTTCTTTCTGACCTCCCCGACCTGAATCCATAGCCCGCCACTAAGCGGGCTTTTTTGTGGTCAAACCTAAGGTTGCCTGATGTCGATACCGGATGCGTAATCACTTGCCCTGCCTTTGGCGAAATCCTTGCAATTGATAACACCCTTCATTGCGCGGGCTGTATCCCACCCATCCATATACAGCCTCACGACAGCAGTCCTTCTGATCTGCGGCATAGCCTTTACCTGATTCTCCAGGCGCAGCCACTTCGCGAAATCCCCTTCGTTCATCCCGCTCTTGAAGTTGGAGCATCCTGATAACCATATCTGCTCGGCATCATACGCAGGCTCACCTTTGTCATACGGCGCCGTCGGCTGATCAGCCACCTCGTTAGCGAGACAAGCAGCACTCAATAGACACAACACCACCCCAGCTATTTCCTTTCGCACGTTACGCCCCCCCAATTTGATTAGCATTTTAGCGCGCCCCACCCCTGCTGACAGGGCTTTCGTGCACGCACGATAAAAATATGTACTTTTGGTACTTGACCAATATGAACCATTGGTACATATTCACTTCATCGCAGCGACTTACGAGGGACTGCGAAGGGCCTCACAGCCCGCCGCTCTTTAACAACATGCGCCATACACGATTACCCGGCTCACGCTGGGAGGTCAGCCCCGGCTATCACCTGTGGGGCGAGAGGAAGTCAGGTGAACAAAACGCGCTGCCACTACTGGTGACCGGCGACAGACAGGCCCGAAAGCCTGCCAACGATGGGATACCCCATACGGCTGTCGAGGTGTTGACCGAACTGGCGAATGACCTGGTAAGCGGCGCGGGAAGAACCCACAGATTTACTGATGCCGCTTCTATGAGGCGGCATTGGAAATCAACGGAGAGCAACACATGAAAGTCGACAACGAAGTAATGGCGCTGCTCAGCGCCTCGCGCACCGAAGATAACAAGCTGTTTATCACCGGCGGACAGCTAGACAAGAGCCTGTACCAGCGCCTCGACAAGACGCTGAAGGCCGCCGGGGGCAAGTGGAATACCAAGGCAAAAGCACACCTGTTCGCCGGTGACGCTGCTGACGCAATCGAAAACATCCTGATGACTGGTGAAGTTACCGTGCCGCAGGACTTCGGCTTTTTCCCCACTCCGCCACACGTTGCAAAACAGGCGGCTGATCTCGCCATGATCGGTGACGGAATGATGGTGCTGGAGCCGAGCGCAGGGCGCGGTGCTCTTGCGGTGGCCGCCAACTCCGCTGCAGTAGGCGTCATGGTCGACATGCACGAACTGTTGCCGGAAAACCATAAAGCGCTCATTGAACTGAAGCTGCCGCTGTCGGGCGTTTCTGAACCTGGCGACTTTCTAAAGGTTGAGCCGAAGCCCATCTATGACCGGGTGCTGATGAATCCGCCATTCGACAAGAAGCGCAGCGACATTCACCACGTAGTTCACGCCCTGAAGTTCCTCAAGCCCGGCGGCCGACTGGTGGCGATCATGCCTTCCGGCGTGACCTTTCGCGACGATGCGCTGACCCGAGACTTTCGCGGGATCGTAGAGCAGCGCGGCGGGAGTATCGAAACCCTTCCAGAAGCTTCATTCAAGCAAGCCGGAACGATGGTCAACACCGTATTGGTGGTGATCCCGGCCGCAGCCTGACAACCAGCGCCATGACAGCCGGGAAAGACCGGCACCTACCCTTCCCCACCTCTATTACGTCAGCACTCCTCCCCCGCGCCCATCGGCAACCAGCGGGAGGCATGAGTGTTGACGAATACAGGTGAACCAACGAATGGAGAGAGTCATGAGTGACATCAAGTACACCGACGACGGCAAGAAAGTCCTCGTCGTTGGCAAGCTCAACGCCCAGCAGACAATCGTGCAAGAGATCTTCGTCAGCGCCGGCCAGGAAATCCCGAGTGGCGAAAACTTCGTGGTGAAAAGCCTGCACGACGCGCCAGCTGAATCGTGGAAGGAAAAGAACCTGCGCGAACTTGAGGCGCGCTACGAGAAGCAGAAGAAGAATCTGGAGCAAGAGATCGACCAGCAGCATAGCCGGTTGACCATGATCAAGGGTAAGGCCAAGCACCATGCCGACGCCTTATTCCAGTTCGTTGAAAAGTCCGATGAAGGTTCGCTTGATCTTCTGAAGAAGGTCATGTCCGGCCAGATCACTCACGTATTCGTTTCAGGCCATTCTCCGGAAATCTTCGAATGGTATGGCGACAATGGCCCGTATGAGATCGATCGCTACCACGGCCGCATGGAACTGAAAGGCATCAAGCTCCTGTCGCTATACGGCTACTCCGAAGGCGATCTTGAATATCGGCTGCACACCTACCGCGACGGGAGCGGCGGCAGTGAACAAGTATGGCCGACCACCAGCTATCAGGAAGCACTCACGATGGCCCAGGCCGCTTGCGACGAACAGGCTGACGCCTACCTGGCTGGCAAGCGCAGTTCGTTTTCCATGTCTGATTGGAAAAAGATCGAAGGCGTCGTCATTCCTGATGCCGTGATTGAAAAGTATGAGGCCGAGGCAGACGCGGCGCGGCTAAAGCGAATTGCTGGCCTTCAAAAAGAGCTTGCCGATCTTGAGGCTAAAGCGCCAACCAAGACCAAGTCCGCCTAACCCCAAACACTGGAGGTCGTGATGAGCGATTTCGGATATTGCGAAGGCGATACCTGCCGCCGCAACGGCTGCAAAGGCGTCATCCAAATGCGCAAAGCAGAAAACTGCAGCTGCCATATCAGCCCGCCCTGCTCCGCTTGCACGGCGCCGCGCCACTTCTGTGATGCATGTGAATGGGATGAGGCGGACGACGAAATCATCAACGACTTCATCGTCAACGTGGATAAGACCACCGGCAACTATCGGAGCTGGGAGCCAAGGCCACTTAACCCGACAAAAATCGACTACAGGATCAAATCGCACACCAATTCATCGCAGATCTGCGAGGGCGTTTATCCCGAAGGTACGACCCGGGAAGAAGTGCAAAAGCTGGTGATTGGCACCTTCGGTGGCCGCTTCGAGCACTTCGGAAAAGGGAAATTCAAGTACATCGCCTACACCGATTAACGCCACCCTGGAGGCGACCATGAACGCAGCATTGAATATTTGCCAGGAGCGTTACGACGCTCAGTTGCCTCCAGAGATCAGCGAGGCGAATCCGGAACAGGAGTGGCTGGAACACTCGGCGGAACAGTTGGTGTGCGGCATGGACATCAAGTGGAAGCGCCGCTACGGCCAGCCGCAGGTGGTGACATTCGATCGGTTCTGCACCTACCTGCAAGGCGTCCTGAATCAGCGCCAGATCGACGGCCTGGACCAGCGCGACTCACTCGCCCGGCTGTTCCTGTCTTCGATCCTGGGCAGCCAGGCCGACTCGCGCGGTCACGCTGCTGACTTAATCGGCCAGCCCCGCCCCATCGAAGCCGCAGAGCGCATCGCTATGGACCTGCTCAGGCCCTACGCCGCCGACGCAGTAGCAGCGGAGCGGGAAGCGGCAGAAGACGACGTGGATGCCGATCTATGAGCCCCCACATCCTGATCGATGAGGCGCTCGAGGCCCTGGAGCACCCAGCCAGCGAGCCCGGCGCCCAGCGAATCGTGCTGAACATGATCACCAACATGCTCACCGGCAGCGTGATCACCACCGAAGAGTTCAACCACTACTGTCAGCGCCTCCTGAAAATCACCAGGCAGCGCAAGGAGGTCGCATGAACAGCATGACCCTGGCTTTCACCCACAAGTCCTGGCTTGGCGCCCTGTCGCTGGCCTACGACGCCGGTATCGAAAACGTCCACGCCTGGAGCCGCCGGGCCTGTATCTGCGGTGAATGGACAATCGCGTATGAGGTGAAAGCGTGACCTCCTACCAAAGAGCCAAGCGCTACTGCTTCTGGCGCGGGTCTGCCATAGCACTCGCATTCTTTACTTTCGTGATGTTGCTCGGCGCGCTCGCTGATCGAATCACCTCCTAAACACTTACGGCGCCCCTCTCCGGTGGCGCGGAGAGATAGTCATGTCCAGTACTTCCGTAGTTGAGCAGAGGGACAGCATGCCGATTCAGCTCAGCGAGTCAGCAACCATCCTCACTGTTATCCAGCGCGCCGCCGCCGACCCTGCATGCGACATCGAAAAGATGGAGCGCCTGATGGCAATGCACGAGCGCATGCAGGCGAAGACCGCCGAAACCGACTTCAACGCCGCCCTGTCGCGCGTACAGGGCGAGATGGGGAGAATCGCAGCCGACGCCACCAATAGCCAAACGCGCAGCCAGTACGCGACCTACGGGAAGCTCGACAGCTCACTGCGCCCCAAGTACACGAAGGAAGGTTTCTCCCTGTCCTTTGGCACAGAGCCAGCGCCAGATGGCATGGTCGGCATGGTGTGCTTCGTCAGCCATATCGGCGGGCACACCCGAGAATACCGTGCACACGTGCCGTCTGATGGCAAGGGTGCCAAGGGTGGCGATGTCATGACCAAGACCCACGCATTCGGCTCTGGTACCTCCTACGGCATGCGCTACCTGCTGAAGATGATTTTCAACGTTGCTATCGGCGAAGAGGACGACGACGGCAACGGCGCCGGTGGTGATGATTTCCGCAACGCCATTCTCGATGACCTGGCATCCCGCGTCTCGGCCGCGACCGACAAAGCCAGCCTGCAAGAGGCGTGGCAGCACGGACTTAAAGTGCTGCATGCCGCCAAGGACTCAGTAGGCGCCGAAGAGCTGCGTGGCGCGGTCAATAAGCGCAAAGCTGAACTGGAGAGCGCGTCATGATCCTCATCAGGTGTGAACAAGGCAGTCCAGAGTGGCATCAAGCCCGCGCCGGATGCATAACTGCCAGCATGTTCGGCGTGGCGCGCACCAAGGTCGGCGGCCTTGATGATAAGCAGATGATGTACGTCTGCGCTGTCCAGGCTGGGATGACCGAAAAGGAAGCCATGGCCGAGGCGGGATACAAAGCTGCGCCAAAGGCCGAGTCTGTGCGCCTGGCCCTGGCCGGTAAGCCAGTAGGCCAGCCATCCGAAGCCGCCATGAATTACGCGTTCGGGCTGGCGGTCGAGCGCATCAGCGGAATCCCACTGGATAACGGTTTCGAGACCTGGCAGATGAAACGCGGCCACGAGCTGGAGCCGATGGCCAGGATGGAGCACGAACTGAAAACTGGGCTGATGGTTGAGCGCGCCGGGTTCGTGACCACGGACGATGGCGCGTTCGGCGCCAGCGCTGACGGCTTGATCGGCGACGATGGCGGCAGCGAGTACAAGTGCTTTATCGCCCCTGACAAACTCCGCGCATTCCATATCGACAACGACGCCAGCGGCATCATGGATCAGGTCCAGGGCTGCATGTGGATTACCGGCCGCAAGTTCTGGCACGTCGGCATGTATTGCCCGGCCCTGGAAGTCGTTGGCCGCCAGCTCTGGTGGCAGGAATTCAAGCGCGACGACAACTACATCGAAAAGCTCGAGGAAGATCTCTGGCAGTTCAAGCTGCTGGTGGATGACTACGAGGCGAAACTTCGGAGTGAAGCAGCATGATCAGCAACCACCTAAGCCTGGTCGAGGCACTACGGCCAGCATCGGACGAACTTGCAGCAGCGGTTGACCAGTACCTGGCGGCCGGCGGCAAGATCGAAGTCGCCGAGCCCATCGGCTACAAGCCCAAGCCCATAACCTACAGTAACCAGATGCCGCCGGCGCCAAAGCCATTCGTTCGGCGGCGTGTTGAGCCTATCGATCCGCCGCCCCCTACCCCGCTTGAGATTCGGCAGGAGCAGCGCCGCAAGCGTGTTGAACTGGTGATGCGGCTCGCACCCACTCACACCCAGTCCGAAGTCATCGAGATAACTGGGATCGGCCGGCGGACGCTGCTGGCCATGTCGAAAGAGTTCGACTTCAAGTTCAAGCGATCCGCCCACGGCGGCCACAACAGTCCCGAGCGAAAGAAGGCCCTGGCTGAGCGCGATGCAGTGTTGGTCGAGCGGATCAGGGCTTACAAGGAGCTTGGCATCAGCCGGCGCCGGGTATGCGTAAAGCTCCACATCACCAGCGGCACACTCAAGCGGATACTCGAAAAGTACTCGATCGACTATCCCATGTCTGCTGCAGGTGGCAACCGATGCGCCGCATAGCCCGCACCCAACAACGCAAACGTCAAACCTGGCTCGCACTGCCGGCCAGCGGAATAGAAGAGGTAGGCCATGGCTGCCGCGCAGAAAGAACGATCAGCAAAGACTGCGGCGAGGCGAAAGACTCGCGGCGAGGAAGAGTTGCGATTCCACACCATGGCCGGCACACGCCAGGCCCTGGCTGACCTGATGGCCTGGAACGGAATCGAGGAACAGGGCGAGGCCATGACCTTGATGATTCACCACCTGCACGGCCTGGGCCCAGCAGGATCAGCTCAGTTCCTCGCGCCTCCGCGACACGAATATGTGATACCCGAAAACGTGTCGGCAAAATTGCAGCTCGCCTACAACCGCGAATCGCTGCGCATCTGCCACGACGAATAACCCACCCTACTCGCTGCATCCGGTAACAGACACAGCGAGTGTAGATTCACTTCAACTGAAGCTTCAGGTGGGCCAAGTAATTGGCTGCGTCTACTTTCTGCGTCGAACCTGGAGGGCCGTCGCTGCCCATGAGTGCCGCTTCCGCTTTTTGAAAGACGGTACTCACGGATAAGCTCATTCCGTTTATTTTCAGTACAGCCATCAGCAGTTGTTCGATTGCATCGATCTGCGCTTGATTTGTCATGCATCTCTCCTTGATCCGGCTCCATGCCGGTCACCCGTAATACCCCATATCAACGAATCACGCCAGCCGGCGAGGATCCCCTATGTCCGCACAACAGAAGAAACACCCCTTCGATTTCAAAACTCAATACGGACTCGGCTTCAACCCTCAGGACGATGAGATTGTTGTCGACTTCTTCTGCGGTGGTGGTGGTGCCGGTACCGGCCTGGAGATTGGCCTGGGCCGCACAGTGAACGTCGCGAAGAACCACAGCCCGCAAGCGATCAGCATGCACACCGTTAATCACCCAAGCGCCAAGCACTTCACCACCGACGTGTTCGAGGGTGATCCGGACACCGAGTGCGGCGGCAAGGCCGTGGGCTGGTTCCACATGTCGCCGGACTGCACGCACCACAGCCAGGCGGCCGGCGGCCAGCCGCGCAAGCGAGAGATCCGCAATCTGTCGTGGATCGGCCTCAAGTGGGCAGGCATGAAGCGGCCCCGGGTGATCAGCCTGGAGAACGTGAAACAAATCCTGCAGTGGGGCCGACTGATCGCCAAGCGCGACAAGGTCACGGGCCGAGTGGTCAAGCTGGACGGGACTATTGCTGCACCTGGTGAGGTTGTGCCGGTGGGCCAGCAGTTCCTGATTCCTGACCCCAAGCAGCGCGGCCGCACATGGCGCCGCTTCGTGGCCCTGCTGGAAGGCATGGGCTATGTAGTGGAGTGGAAGGTGATCAGGGCCTGCGACTTCGGCGCGCCGACCAGCCGGGAACGCCTGTTCATGATCGCCCGGTGCGACGGCCAGCCGATTGTGTGGCCGGAGGCGACTCACGCCAAGAACCCCACCAAGAGCCAGCAGAAGTGGAAAACAGCCGCCGACTGCATCGACTTCAGCGACCTGGGCAAAAGCATCTTCGATCGCAAGAAGGACCTGGCCCCGGCCACGCTGCGGCGCGTTGCCAAGGGAATGAAGAAGTTCGTCATCGATAGCGCGGCGCCGTTCATTGTGCCGATCGCCAACTGGTCGGGAGAGACCGTGCAGTCGGCCGGTGAGCCGCTGCGCACCATCACCTCCTACCCAAAGGGCGGTGCCTTCTCGGTAGTGAGCCCGGTCATCGCACCGGCAACCCACCAGGGCAGCGACCGGATCAATGACCCGCTCGACCCTCTGCCCACTGTGACCTGCGCGAACCGCGGCGAGCTGACGCTGATCAGTCCCGTGATGGTTACCGCTGCCCACGGCGAAGGGAAGCCGGGAGGTGTTCAGCGCTGGGGAGACGGTTGCAAATCGTCTGCTGACCCGTTGGGCACCGTCACAGCAAGCGGCGGTCACTCGATCGCATCAGCGCACCTGGTGAAGTTTCGATTCAACGACGCTGGCAAGGCGCTCGACGAGCCACTGCCGACCATCACCAGCGGCGGCAACTATCAGCGCCCGGCCGGAGCCGCACACGCCATGGGCATATCCACGGTGTTTATGGCCCAGATGAATGGCGGCTTCAACACTACCGACGCCAAGAGCGTCGAAGACCCGATGACCACGGTCACCAACACCGGCAGCCAGCAGCAACTGGTGGCGGCGAACCTCGTGCACTTGCGTGGCAACTGCGACGCACGGGACGTGAACGACCCGCTGCACACCGTCAGCGCCGGCGGCCAGCACCACGGGTTGGTGAGCGCGTTCATGGAGCGGGCATTCGGCGCCAGCGTGGGCCAGGGCCTGGAAGAACCGGCGCCGACCATCACGGCAGGCGGCGGTGGCAAGAGTTCACTGGTGTCGCTCACCCTCTCGCCAGAGCATGAGGCGGGTGCCCTGCGGGTTGCCGCTTTCCTGATCAGCTACTACGGCACCGAGAACATCAGCTCTTGCGACTCGCCGGCGCCGACGATCACTACCAAAGACCGCCTGGCCATGGTCACCGTGATGGTCAAGGGTACGCCCTACGTAATCGTCGACATCTGCCTGAGGATGCTGAAACCGTCCGAGCTGTACAAGGCCCAGGGCTTCCCGGCCGACTACATCATCAGCCACGGCGCCGACGGCAAGCCGTTCACCAAGACTCAGCAGGTGCACATGTGCGGCAACAGTGTCAGCCCGCCGCCAATGGCTGCGCTGGCACGCGCCAACGACCCATGGCGCGCCGAGCAACGCCAAGCACACGCCGCATAACCACCCCACCCACCGCCCGGGCATGGCCCGGCAAGGACTCCCCGTGATCAACTTGTTCTGGCGCCTGGTCGCCAAGCTGCTTGCGCGCCCGGCGGTTGCAGCCTGGCTCATCGCCCGCGCCCAGCGCACCCCGTACCTGCACATCATGTCCGCCGACGGCACCGAGATGTACATGGGCCGCTGGTGGCTGTTCAACCCCTACTCCCGCGAAACGCACAAGCCGGCGCGGTGGTGGTGCCCGTGGTCGTTCCGCATCCACCACATCATGCGGCACGACGAAGATCGGGACCTGCACGACCACCCGTGGAACGCCCGTACCATCATCCTGCGCGGCTGGTATGTGGAGCAGCGACTGCTCGATAGCGAAGACCCGGTGTTGTCGGGCCTCAACGTCCCTTCAGGCGCCCAGGCCACCGAATACATCGATCGGCGCGCCGGCGACACCGCCCGCCTCAACCACGGCGAGTACCACCGCATCGACCAGATATCACCAGGCGGCGTCTACACCCTCTTCATCACCAGCAAGTGGCGTGGTGACTGGGGCTTTCTGGTCAACGGCGTGAAGGTGCCATGGCGCACCTACACCGGCACAGACAATTGATCTGGAGATTGCACAATGCGTAACACACAAACGCGTGAAGGGTTTGAATTCTGGGACAAGCTGAATGCGCTCCCGCGCTATGCCTTCCTCCTTTCGCCATCAGGCAAGTCGGTGCAGAAGTTTGAAGACCAGGCCATGGGGAACTGGATCGATGTGCACGAGGCGCAAAAGGTCGTTGACCAGGCGCAGGAGGTGATCAGCGAACTGCGCGACGAGATCGCTACCAGTCCAAAGCCCGACCCAGTGCTATGCAAGTTCTATGACGTGACGGACTGGCCCGGCCTGGTGCGTGAACTGGTAGGCCACGTCGACCAGCTCCAGGAGTCGGCAAAGCGCAACGTCAAGCCTTGGGAAGATACCTTCCCACCGACACTGTTGCCGACCTACATCGAGCGCGTGAATGCTGCGAATGCAGCCGCCCAGCCGCAGGACGTGCCGGTGGAGTGGGGAGCACCTAAGACTGTTCGTCAGTTGGTCCGCCAGCTAGAAACGCTTGACCCAGACCTTCGCCCGCTGTCGATGCTTCGCGTCCCTGCGAGTGTCTTCGAGGATGGAAAGGAACGAGTTCGGGCCACGCATCTCAGCTTTTCCCATGAGCGCGTTGATGGGCAATGGCTTGCGCCATTCAAGAGCGACGGCGAGAAGGTTCTGGCGTTCTGGTGTCGAATGGAGCAGCCCGCGCCAATAACGGTGGTGCATCCATTCGCCGAAAAGGTGATCCGCAAGCTGGAACGCTTTCAAGAGTGTGCGGACGACGGCCAGGGCGCGGACATTGGTCGACACTGGTTTGATCTGCTGACCCAACTCGGCCTGTTGAATCGGGTACAGCGCAGCCCTGCTCTTTGGGAAATGACCCAGCAAGGCGAAGACGCGCTTGAGTTATCACGGCAGAGCGCCAAATCCCGATAGGAGTACATCCGTACTCCACCCGCAAAACCTGTAACCCCTCCCCCTTCAAAGTCAGCCGCTATAGCGGCAAGGACGAAGTCATGCCCGAAGAAACTGCGAAAGCCTGGCCGGACCACTACCGCTATATCGACACAATCGGCCCGGAAGGTCTTGAGGTCCACTGCATCACCTACCGGGTGATCGGCGAAACCGCACAGTGCTACTACATAGGCGACACCCACACCTGCGACTTGGTTAAAGGCCCGCAATACAGCTGGACGGCTGAGGCGATTAAGAAACGCCGCAAACGAGTGCTGAAAGACGGAGGTGAGTGGGCCCGCCGCTTCGCCTACACCAACAAAGCGCTGGCCCTGCGCTCGTACAAGGCCCGCAAAGCCTGGCAAATGAAGCATGCCCAGTTATCCATGGAGCGCGCGAAGGCCGCAATCGGATACTTCGGCAACCATGAAGTCGAAAGCACCATTCCGGCCGAGTCAGTGACCATCCCCAGCGAGTACATCCAAGGCCTGGGCTGGGGGGATTATTGATGATCGCCTCCCTCTGGTTCGCCTACGTCTTCATCTACAAGGGGCCAAGGCCATGAGCGAATACTCGCTTTACCTCGGTGACTGTCTGCAGGTCATGAAGCATTTGCCAGACGCCAGCGTCGATATGGTGCTGGCTGACCTGCCGTACGGCACAACGCAATGCGCCTGGGACACCATCATCCCGCTCGAACCGCTATGGCGTGAGTACTTGCGGATAGCCAAGCCAGAGGCCGCCATTGTTTTGTGCGCGGCCCAGCCATTCGCCTCAATGCTGGTGGCAAGCAACCCGAAGCTCTACCGGTATGAGTGGATCTGGGAGAAAGGTAACGCCACCGGTTTCCTGAACGCCAAGAAGCAACCGCTGCGGGCTCACGAAAGCGCCCAGGTTTTCTACCGCAAGCAGCCGGTGTACAACCCGCAGATGTCCGGCGGGCATGAACGCAAAACGGCGAAGCGCAAGACGGTCAACTCGGAGTGCTACGGCAAAGCCTTGGCCTTGACCGAGTACGACTCGACGGAGCGGTACCCGCGCTCGGTTCAGTTCTTCTCAAGCGACAAGCAGGCCGGCAGCTTTCACCCGACTCAGAAGCCTGTGGCCTGGATGTCGTTCCTGATCAGCACCTACACGCAGCGCGGCCAGGCGGTGTTGGATAACACGATGGGCAGCGGTACCACCGGCGTGGCCTGCATGCAGCTGGGTCGGAAGTTCATCGGCATCGAGCAGGACCGCGAGATCTACGGTACCGCCACCACACGCATTGCTGACGCGATTACCGAGCGCGACGCACCGGTACCACAAATCGATCTTTTCGCAACAGCCTAACCCCAATCCCCCTACATGCCTGCCGGTGAGCGGCGGGCGAGGTATTCCCCATGACCAAAGATAATTTGCCGGCGCTGGCAGCCGCAGTCGCGCGCGCCATCGAGGCAGGCAAGGTCGCGGCAGCAGCTGCACCTGACGACAGCGGTAGCGCCAACCTAGACCGCGTATACCTCCGCGCCGGCCTGCTGCGCGAAAAGACCCTGCACGATGCTGGCCTTCAAGGCTGGATGCAGGCAGCAAGCACCTACCATGCCCGCGCCTTTCACCTCAGTTCGCCCTTCGATGGACAGGGTAACCGGCGCTACGCCGGCGTGCAGGCCATGTACAAATCGCTGACTGCCGACGGTGTCGACTGCGGCGTCTGGTACCAAATGGATTAACCACCTTCTGCCGCCCAGCGCGGCGCGGAGAATCAACATGGCAGCAGCAGAAAATATTGATCGCTTCCTGCGCCTCGACGAGGTGCTTCACACTACCGGCCTGGGCCGCAATACTGTTTATCGGCGGATCAGGGAGGGTACGTTCCCAAAACAGGTTAGAATAGGCCCCAACTCGGTCGCCTGGCGCCAATCGGCAATTGCTGAATGGATGACCTCAATCACGCCCAGCAACGACCAATCAGTACATTGATCAGTACACCAAAACCTGACAATCGCACAGACCCCTTTAAAACCCTGCCCTACAGGTTATACCGTGGAAATCTTCAAGGAATTTACATTCGAATCCGCCCACCGCCTGCCCCACGTACCGGAAGGCCATAAATGCGGGCGCCTGCACGGGCATTCGTTCAAGGTGGCGATCCACCTGAGCGGCGACCTTGATCCCCATACCGGCTGGATTCGCGACTTCTCGGAGATCAAGGCGATTTTCAAACCGCTCTATGAACGTCTCGACCACAACTACCTCAATGACATCCCAGGCCTGGAAAACCCGACCAGCGAAGTGCTGGCCAAGTGGATCTGGAATGAGCTGAAACCCCTGCTGCCTGAGCTCAGTGCGATTCGCATCCACGAGACTTGCACCAGCGGTTGCATCTATCGCGGCGAGTAAGCGATTGCGCGTTGAAGAACCACCTGCGGGTGGTTTTTTTACGTCTGCCACCCCCAATGTAAAGCACCCTTGACATGGCAATAATCCAAACCTAATGTAAAGCACCCTTTACTTGTGGAGTTGGTCATGTCGGTCAAACGCTTTCTGGTGGAATTCGCGGTGATAATGCTGGCGTACATGCTGTGCGTCGTTATTTCCAGCACCTATGTGTCGTCCATGTCCGACGGCGCCGCAAAAATCGCCTTGGCCTTGCTACCAGTGATTCCGATGATCGCGATGGCGGTTACGATCATCCGCCGGCTGAACGCCATGGATGAAATGGGCCGCAAGATCCAGCTGGACGCGCTGGCCGTGGCGTTTGTGTGCACGGCGCTCACGACCTTCAGCTACGGCTTCCTGGAAACTGCCGGCTTCCCACGCTTATCGGCCTTTATGGTGTGGCCGATCATGGGTGGCGTCTGGTGCGTGGCCACGATCATATGCACAAGGCGCTACCAATGA